AGGTAAACGACAAACATCATGCAACTACTGTGTTTGAAGGCGATGAAATGATAGCCACTCAAGCTAACAGACAATTTACTAGTAGTGGGCAATGGGCAGGATATAACAGTCCTACTTCAGCAGCAATAGTTGGTACAAAATTTCAAGTAGTAACTAGTGTTTCAGGCACTCAAGGTGCGACATTACCAGTAGCAAATTTAACAGCTCCAGTAATAGGAAGAACATATAGAATAAAAGCAAAGCTAGATAATGTTGATGGTGCAAATCTTGATGCGACATATAAGTTTGGATTTGGAGGAACATCTGAAACAATTACTGCATCTGATGGCACTCCTAACAATGGTACTATAACTACTTCAGAAGAAGAATATTATGCAGATGTTGTTGCTGCTAATACAGATGGAGATTTAATTATTTTAATACCAAATGCAGCTAATGATGAAGCCACTACATTTACTATAGATGATGTATCTGTTAAAGAAGTAGGTGTAGCATCAGGATGGACAGTTGCAGACCAACAACTAGACATACCTCAAACAGCATTACAATCCTATAATCAGTTAGCTTGGTTTGATGGACAGAACGATTATTGTTCAATAAGTGACAATCCTGCATTTACCTTTGGGACTGGTGGAACTAATGATTCTGCAATGTCAGTTTCAGCATGGATATACATGAATGACGCTACAAGTTTTTCTATTATGGGGAAATATGGTGCTTCAGATAAAGAATGGCTTTTTGATGTTGAAACTAATGATAAATTAAGATTTCAAGCATACGACCAAAGTGCTGATGCACGAATTGGAAGGAAATATAATACAGCTTTAACATCAAGAGAAGGGCAGTGGCTACATGTTGTTGCTGCATATAGTGGCAATGAGGCTAGTTCAGGAATATCTTTATATATTAATGGTCAGTCAGTAGATGATACAGATTATGAGACTGGTAGTTACTCAGGAATGGAAAATTTAGGGTCTAACATATTTATAGGTGGGAATCAAGCAGGTGGTAAATATGCTAATGGGTGTATAACTGAAACTTCAATTTGGGCTCATGAATTAACAAATGCAGAAGTTCAAGAATTATACAACGATGGAAAGGCATTGCATCCAGAAACACATTCTGCATATTTAAACGATACCAGTAAATTACAAGGATATTGGAGAAACAATGGACTAGCAATATGGACAGATTTAAGTACAGCATTTGACAGACATGGAACACCAACTAATACATCTGAAACTATATTACTTCCAGCAGGTGTAGATGCTTCTAGAGATACTCAAGGTTTCTTAATGAATAGACAGAAAACTACTAATAGTTTGAATTTGCCAGATGTAGGAGATGTTGGTCCGGATAAAACCTGAGCGAACTTATTCTGCTGGGCCACATTCTATTGTTTGGTTAGGAGAAAGCGATACTAGTCTTGCTATGATAGGTATTGAAAATGGCGAAACTACTGGAAAATCTAATTTATCTTTAGCTATTGATATGAACAACCCTACTAGACCTACATATAAAGATGTTATTACAAACAGCGAATGGAATCATATTGTTATATCTTGTGAGTCGGGAACTCATACAGGTAGCAATACACAAAATGGACATGCATTGTCAGGAGAGCCTTTAGTAGATAGTGCTGCTAATTATGCTGTAGATGAATTAATAGGAGCTTTAATTGAAAATAATACACAAGATGCTTATGGCAAAATAACAGATAATAATGCAACTCAAATAGCTTCAACAGGAGCTTATATGAGTTCTGGAGATAGTGGAGGTACACTTACATTTGAAACTGGTACTGTTGGATTATCTCAAGTGGATGGAACTGATAAACCACATAATAATGCAAATGCTTATAATGTTATTAAAGTTTATATAAATGGAGAATGTAATTTTGATTTATTAGATTTTGATGATACTGGTTCGCCTTCAGGTGTAGATAATGATGGAAAATATTATATAGGAACAGATGATGCAGCTAATAGACAATTCGTAGGTCAGGTTGATGATGTATTAGTATATGATAATAAATGGCTTACACAGAAAGAAGTAACGAGAATTTATAAAGCAGGTAAAAGGAGTCACAGATAATGGCACATTATGAAATGTATTTTTGTTTACCTAGCAGTGCATATGATAGTGCTGTTGGGACTAAAATTAAAGCACTATATCCAATAGTAGAATCAGTAGCAGATGATGGTACGGTAACGTATAAATCAGCTCCTACATGGCATGAGATAATCTTTGCAGGTAAAGTAGGTGCTCCACGATATTCACACGATAGAGCATATTGCATTATTAAAGGTGAGTGGTCTATGAAAGATGGTGTATTATCAGAATTAGTAGCACTAGGTTCAGGCGTTGCATATCCAAACTTTAGTGTATTAACAAAGTCTGAAGCTCAGACATTAGCAAGCAGTTCAACCTTTACAGGAGAATAATGGCTAGAAAAAAGAAAGCAGATCAAATAAGACAATTGTATAACTTGTCTAATACTTGGACAAGAAAACAATGGGAACATATTAATCAAAAAGGCTATGAATTTGCACATGATGAGCAACTAAGTCAAGATGAAAAAAATTCTCTTGAAGAACAAGGAATGCCTACATTTATTATTAATAGAATACTTCCTGTAGTTGAAATGTTAAATTTTTATGCAACAGCAAATAATCCTAGATGGCAAGCTGTTGGTACTGAAGGTAGCGATGTAGATGTAGCTGCAGTTCTTTCAGATTTATGTGATTATATTTGGGCATTATCAGATGGCAACACATTGTATGGAAATGCAATAAATGACGCAGTTACGAAAGGATTAGGATATTTATTAGTATCTGTAGATAGAGATATGGATAATGGTATGGGAGAAGTAATTGTTACTCAACCTGAACCTTTTGATATTTATGTAGATCCTAAATGTAGAGATATGCTTTTTAAAGATGCTGCTTTTATATTGATAAGAAAAGTATTACCTAAAAACCATTTAATAAAAACATTTCCTGACCAAAAAAGAAAAATTAGTCAAGCTAGTAGTGATGAACAAGCTCAGCGAACTTGGTCTGCAAGAGCTGTAGGAGATGAAGATCAAAAATTATTTGCATTTAATGATACTACAGAACAAGCTAATATGGCTATTGAACCTGATGGTAGTCAAGATGAATTAGTGGAATATTTTGAAATATATGAAAAGATTAAAGTATCTTATATGAATGTATTTTATAGAATACCTCCTAGTCCTGAAGTAATGGAGCAAATAAAACAACAAGCTCAAGTTGCTATGCAAGAAATGCAAGCTGAAATGCAAGTTAAATTTATGGAAACTCAACAACAACTTCAACAGGCTGTTCAAGAAGGAAAAATGATTCCTGAGAGAATGCAATTAGAATTGCAAAAAGAACAAAAAATGATGCAACAGCAATTGCAAGCTTACGAACAAGAAACTATAAGTAGATTGCAAAGCGAAGCATCTAAGATTGAAAATGTTATTGTTTCTGAGCAAGAATTTAAAGTCTTGTTGGAAAATAAATTAATAGCAGATAATATTGTAGATAAAGTTCAATTTTATGATATTAGAATAAAACAAATATGCGCAGCAGGCGATAAGATATTGTATGAAAAAATATTGCCTAAAACAGTCAAAGACTATCCATTAATACCGTTTCATTATAAATGGACAGGAACTCCTTATCCTATAAGTGCAGTTGCTCCTTTAATTGGAAAACAACAAGAAATTAATAAAGCTCATCAAATAATGGTACATAATGCATCATTAGGTTCATCTTTACGATGGATGTATGAAGAAGGTAGTATTGATGCAGAAACTTGGGAAAAATATTCTTCTAGTCCAGGAGCATTATTGCCAATTAGGCCTGGGGTAGAAAGACCTACTCCTGTAATGCCCGCTCCATTATCTAGTGCATTTTTTCAAATAGTTCAACAGGGTAAATCAGATATGGAATATCTTGCAGGTATTTATAGTTCTATGATGGGTGATTCTGGTGGTGCCAGTGAAACATATAGAGGTATGTTGGCATTAGATGAATATGGGACTAGACGAATCAAACAATGGATGAATACTTCTATTGAACCAGCATTAAAGCAACTAGGTACGGTAGTATTGCAATTTGCTCAATCCGTATATACTGCTAATAAAAGATTTAGAATAATACAACCATCTGCTATTCAAGAGCAAAGAGAAGTGGAAATTAATATTCCTATATATAATGATATGGGTCAAGCTATAGGAAAATCAATGGATATATCATCAATTAAATATGATATAAGAATAATATCTGGTTCAACTCTTCCTGTAAATAGATGGGCATATTTGGAAGAATTAAAACAATTAATGCAAATGGGAGTTATAGATGATATAGCTTTACTTGCAGAAACTGATATTAAAAATAAAGAAAATATTATTAAAAGAAAAAGCTTATACTCTCAGCTACAATCACAGTTATCTAGTTTAGAAGAAGCTGTTAAAGATAAAGAAGGTACTATTGAAACTTTGGAAAGACAATTAGTACAAGCTGGAATAAAACAAAAAGTTATGCAAGCAGATGTTGAGATTAACAAAAAGAAAGAAGAAGTTAAATCAAATATGAATAAACAATTTGTTCAAACAGAAGGTGAACAAAAGTTATTGCGTAATGTAATGTCTAATGATGCTAGTACTCAATCTCAAAAACTAGCTATTCAAGCTGAGAAAATAAAAAATGATTTGCAAAAGAAGGAAACTTCTGAGTAAACTACGTTGAAGAATAACAATCAAATAAGGAGATGTTATGTCTAAAGAAGAAACTACCCAAGGTAACCCTGAGATTGGTATGACGGAAGATTCTTTTGAATCAGTCGAACAAGCGAATACAGGCTCTGAAGGATTTTTTGATGCTTTAGAAGGTCAAGTAAACGGAGGAATAGTAGATCCAAATGAGGCAACCCACGAAGATTTTGGCCCCGATACGGCTTACGAGCCTGAGGCAACCCAAGAAAGTCTAGAAAGTGGCTCCAATACAGTGGAACAGTCAAATAACAGCCAGGACTGGGAAAAGCGATACAAAGACAGTAGTCGCGAAGCTGTTAAGCTGAAAGAACAAATGAATGATTTAACTCCATTCGTCCCTGTTTTAGAAGCTATGAAAAATGATAGTGGTCTTGTTCAACATGTCAGAGAATATTTAGTAAATGGTGGAGCACCAGCAAAAACTATAAAAGAACAGTTAAATATTGACGATGATTTTATATTTGATGCTAATGAAGCTGTATCCGATCCACATTCTGATAGTGCTAAGTTAATGAATGCTCATGTCGATACTTTGGTGCAAAAACGAGTTGGAAGTATGGTAGCTACAGAGAAAAAAAATGCAGCCCAAATTCAAGCTAAACTTGCCAAAAGTAAAGAAGAGCAGGCTTTTAGAGAAAAGCATAATATGTCAGATGAAGAATATGAGGAATTTGTAGATAAAGCTAAATCTCATGTTCTTACTTTAGAGGATGTTAATTATCTTATTAATAGAGATAAAGCAGCGACAAATACTGCAAATGCAGCTAGAAATGATATGCTCAACCAAATGAAAAATGTTCGTGATATGCCAACAAGTGCCAGTGGAGCTAACTCTCAAGGCGATAAAAATAATCCAGATGATGATATATTTGAAGGTTTATTAGGTCTTGATGGTGGCGTTGATAACTTGTTTGGATAGATAAACATTTAAAATAGTTTTAAAGGTCTATCCGAGCTTAATTAAATAGTTAAGGAGATAGACAATGGCGGATTCAACATCCATAGGCGGAAATAGCCTATATAGTGGCCAGGGTCTCAATTCGTTAGCTGGAGCAGCTGCTAGTACGCATAATACTGGTGCTTTACGAAGAAAGTATAACTTCGGAGATAGAGTATCAGAACTTGCGTTAGCACAAGATCCATTCTTTCGTTTTGTGAGCATGGTCTCTAAAAAACCAACCGATGATCCAACTTTCAAATTTACTGAAAAACGTTCATCATATACTAAAAGATATGCATATGTAGCAGATTTTGATGCGAGTGCAGGTTCTTCACCAGCTACTACAGTAGGTGGAACAGGTAACGATTTAAGCCCATCATCTGGTGACGTATATACTTTTAGTATGTTTACAGATTATAATGCTGATGGTAATATGACAAATATTTACGGTCAGACAGTTAATTATTTCGAAGGAGTAAAAGGCACACAGCCTAAATTCTTTATTCCTGGTCAAATAGTTAAAATACCTCATGGTGCTGCTAGTACTGATAATAATCTTACTTCTGAATTAACAGGATACACTTTGTGGAAAATTAATTCAGTTGATTTGACTACTTATGCAGAAGCAGCAACAGCTAATAGTGCAACAGTTAATAAAGCTATTATTAATGCTACTTGTATAAAAGGTGCATCTAATATTAGTCCTATGAGTGCTGTATCAGCAAGCAATGCTGCTGTTGAAGATGGTGCCGCAGGATTAGGTCATGCTGCTAGTAACACTACAAAAGCTGCGAGTCAGGAAGACTTAGAGCCGTTTAAAACATATGTAGTTGGTACTTCTTTTGCTGCTGGATCTGGGTATCCAGAAACTTGGGAAGACCAGCCATATAGCACAAACTATGGGCAAACTCAGATATTCAAAACATCAGCTGTTATGAATAATACTGACAGAGCTACTGTGCTTAAATATGAAGGCAATGAGTGGGCACGTATCTGGAAAGAAAAGCTAATTGAGCATAAGTATGATATTGAGCAAGCATTATTGTTTGGTACTCAAGATTCTACTTATGGTACAACTCAAGGTGCTGTTGATTTTATTTCAACATATGGAAATACTTTTTCATTAGCTGTTGCAACTAAATCACAAGATTCTTTCTTAGATGACTTGTCAGCAATGCTAGATCCTAGATATAATAATGCAGCTTCAACTGTATTCTTCTGTTCAACAGCGGTGTACAATTGGCTACATAAATTATCTGGATACTTTGCTAATAATGTTGGATTAGTTCAAGGTGGAACTGGAGGACTAGGTCATTCTGGCTTAGGAACTTCATCTAATTCACTTGGTAGAGCTGATTTCAGCATGGTAGGTAAAAAGAAAGTATTCGGTGTCGATGTTACAACAATCTCAACAATATATGGTGACATGAATGTTGCACGTAATGTGCACCTTGATGGAACTACTGTTAAGATGCTCGGTATCAATATGAAATATTGCTCTTATAGACCACTAGTAGGTAACGGTCTTAATAGAGACACATCAGTCTACGTAGGTGTACAAACACTTGAAAACTCTGGGGTCGACAGACGAGTAGATCAAATACTAACAGAAGCGGGAATGGAATGGTGTTGTCCTGAAACTCACGCTATCTGGTCTTAAGGAGGCTTATCATGGGTATACCTTATTATGGACAAATAGGCGAAGGTGCTGATTTAGATTGGGCTAAAAATGCATATAGTGGCGATAAATTTGGCACTGTAGAAGTTGCAGGAGATAATGCTCAATTTGGTACAGCTGCTGCTCCAATGAGTAAATTACATCTTAACAGAACAATAGTTCAAGGCCATGCAAATGGGTTTGATTTATTTTTACCAGCTGTTAGCACTGATGATGCAGGGATGTGGTTAAGAGTAGTGGTAGGTGTTACTAATAGTGGCGCTTCAACTGTTATTACTGCTGCAACAGGCGATCCTTTAGTAGGTAATGTAATTATCTCTAAAGCATCTGACGCAATAGCTAATGCAGCTTATTTCGCATCAGATGGCACTGATCTTATATTTACTATGAATGGAACTACTACAGGCGGCCTTATTGGCTCTGAAGTATTATTTCAAGTAAATAAAGATGGCTACTGGATGGTTAGCGGAAGCTTAAATGGTAGTGGTACTTTAGCTACTTCGTTTAGTTAATAGTTAAAACAATTCTACCCCTGGCATTAGCTGGGGGTAGTTTTAAATAAGGAATTTAATGGCAAATTTTGATGATCAAGTGATGGGAATGACAGGATTGACTATTAGCGGTTCTTCAACTGCTCCTAGTCAAGCTGAGCTTTCTACGTTTTTAAAAGATGGGGTTATTGATGTAACTAGACGATCTATTGCAATGGACCCCTCAGAAGCTACTAATTTTTCTAGATTCAGTTCAGAACAAACATCTAATGGATTTAATCCTGGTACTGATAATATTATAACTGTAATGAGAGAAACAGGGGTTAATGGAGATTTTAGACGTTGCAGAAAAATACCTTTTAGTTTAACATCAAGAGTGACTGATACAACTAGTTTAAATTACGCTTCTAAATATAATCCTGTATATGCAATTACTCAAAACAGAAACGTACATGTATATCCATTGCCAGGGTCTTCTAATGACACTTATAAAGTATTGTATGTAAATTCTTCTCCAGAAGAAGGGGATGGGACAGATTTACAACATAATAGTTCAGGAATAAAATGGTTTCCTAATGATAGAGTGTATTTAGTGCTAATATATGCAGCCATTAAATCAATAGAATCTGCTTTATCGGAAGCAAAAGCTTTACCTACAGTAGGCGGTGAAAGTGAAGAATTAACAGCTACTATGACAGCAACTACTAATGATACATATGGTACTGATGCTGAATTTAGAGACTTTTCATCATGGTTTGCTACTGCTGGTGAATTTATAGAAGACGAGGAAGACCAAGAATTAGCTACAATGCAGTTAAGTAAAATTAATAGTTATATTCAAGCATATACTGCACAAAATCAAGCTAATGTTTCTAAACAAGCACATTTACAAATAAGACATACAATTTTATCAAGGCAATATGAATCTGCATTTGGTGCAAAACCAAAGGAACAATCATGAAAGTTATAGAAATTATGGAAAGAGCAGGGCTAGACCAAACAGGTAGAGCTATTGCTTATATAAAAGACGCATTAGAAGAAATGAATTTAGAGTCTGAAACTCATATAAAAACTTCAAGAATAGATATAGTAGCTAATCAAAGATATTACAAACTTCCATTTAATATGGTTAAAATTTTAGATATAAGATGTAAAAATCATAATAATGCAGATGGGACATATAAAAGTATTCCTAGAACTATTTATCAACCAGAAACTGAGGATGCAGATGGGATTTAAAAAATATGCATATTATAATCATGGCAATAAAATAGCTATAGTTGAAAAAGAAACTAGCTCTACATCTGCTAATAAAGCAGTAGCACATTGTACTATTGGTGGATATGATACTAAAGCTACTTGTGAAGCTGCAGGAGGACAATGGATTCCTAGTAGTTCAGGCATTGGAGGTAGTTCAGATCAAAAATATCTTAGTCCTAAAGAATCTGTTTCTGATGGTATAGAAGTAGAATACACTTGTATTCCTGAATATAATTTAACTACTGCTCGCAATATTGGTTTTAATTTAACTGGTGATAATGATGAATCTGTTAGTTCTTTATATTTTTCTTGCTATGGTGATGTTAATGGATATTTAACATTATTTTTTCCTAAAATAACATCTGCTGTTGATGCTACTGGTGTAAACTTAAATTTAACTGTTTTGAGTGCTGACAACTATATAATTATTCACAACCATCCTGTATTTAATGGTATTCATAAAATACAAGATGCAAATGCAAATGGGTTTATTAAAACATATACTAAATGGAACTCAGGATTAGGTAAAGCAGAAATGGATGATAGTGCTTCAGGTGATCTTACTTATGCTGCAACTGATGATTCTATAACTGCAACTGGGATTCCAGATATTTTTAATTCCTTGTCTGCAGGAGATTATATATTTATACCTGCAGCTTTAACTCAAGAACAAAATGAAGGATTGTTTAAAGTTGCTAGTATTAATTCAACTGCATCTGATGGTATATTAAAAGTAGATACTCAATATTATTTAGATATTACAGCTAGCACAAAAGGAACATTGGCTTCTCAAGCATCTGCTATTGAAGACCAAGTAGATACTACTACAAATTGGATGGCAAATAAAGTATTGTTATGTGAAGGAGCATATGTTGATGTTCAAAGTGTCAATATATTGCAAGATGAAGATTTTGATTTAGATTTAACATCTTATCAGTCTAAAGCTATAGTTTATTATGTAAAAGCTAAAATGTCTGAAGAAGGTAGAGATATGGAAGGAAGAGAATATTTTATGAGATTGTTTAAAAAACAATTAGAAAAAGAAAGGTCTGCAAGAAAACGTGGACCATATATAGCTATGGGTAATTCTAACATGAGGAGTTATTAATGGCTGATGATGCTAAATGGTTAGGTAGTGTACAAATACTACCAGATGAAATAACTAAGATAATAAGTAATTGCAATAATAATTATTCACCTGGTTCAACAAATGCAGGTGATAAGTGGTATTATAGAATAACAGATATAACTGTAGATGACCAAGATTTAATTAAAAATGGTGATGCATATCTTCAAGGGCAGGGTAATTCTGGAGCAGGTACAGATACTGGAGGAACTCAAGCTACTATCGATGGGTCTGCTGATAAAGTAAAATGGTTATTTATACAACATACAGGTTTAAGAGATGATGGCTCTACATCTAATACAGATGATGTTTATATTACTCTAGATGGAAATACTGGAGATACTACAACAGCCACAGATGCTATTATTTTAAGTAATGGCGATACACTTGTATTAAAATTAAATTGCGTTACAAATGATTTGCACGTAGAAGCTAATAGTAGTAATAAAGTACGGTGCATAGTAGCTGCTCTAATTAATGATGCAGCATAAAGAGGAGGAAAAATGGTTGATACATTAAAAACATGCGGAATCGGAGGTTGTAGTTTTATTATGCAATTTATGGCAATGGTTCCAGAAATAGTAAAAGTTGCTGTAGGGATTGCAACTGTTGCATATTTAATTGTTAAAATCAAAAAAGAGATGGGCTGGTAGATGCCTAGGTCTGATAAAGGTGTAGTTAAACGGGCAATAGTTACTCCAGATAAACACTTCCCATTGCATGATCCAGATGCAATTAGTTGTTTAAAGCAGACAATTGAAATAGTAAAGCCTGACATCTATGTAGACTTAGGAGATGTAGGGGAATGGGAAGCCTTTAGCGCATGGAAATTTAAACGAAAAAAAGCTCCTCCACTTGAGTACCTCATAGAAGGCTTCGAAGACGATGTTAGAGAAGTTAATGCGGGGATGGATTGGATAGACGAATCTCTAGATAAAGCAAACTGCAAGAAGAGATATATAACAGAAGGTAATCACGATAACTGGTTAAACTTAGCAGTAGAAAAGTATCCATATATACCGCAATATAAATTTAAAAATGCAGTTAATTTAAAAGAAAGAGGATATACATATTATCCTTTTGGTAAACATTTAAAGATAGGAAAGTTATATTTCTATCATGGTCATCAATTTGGTGGCCAATATCATGCAGCTAATCATTTAAGAAAAATGGGATGCAATATAATGTATGGACATTGGCATGATTTACAACAACATTCTATGACTCACATGGATGGACCTAAGTCTGCCTGGAGTATTGGATGTTTAAAAGATATGAGTCCAGGAGCCAATGAATGGTTAGATAATAGAAATATTAATTGGGCTCATGCATTTGCAATAGTTGATTTTTATGAAGGTGGACATTTTACAGTTCACCCAATACAGATAATAGATGGGAAAACCTCTTTATGGGGTAAATTAATAAAAGGATAAGATATGGCAAGTACAATTACGCCAGCTACATTAACAGTAGCTTTAACAGAAACTATAAATTTAAATGGTAATAATCAAGGGGCATCTAATACATTTACTATTGCTTCGGTTAATGAAGTTTCTAAAAGAATAGTAAGGTGTCCAGCAAATGTTGATACTACTGTATTTAGAAGTGGAGTTAGTGCTGATGTTACTGATAATTCAGTAGATATTGCAGACACTAAATATATTAGATTAACTAATTTAGATAATGCTAATCCAGTTAATGTTAATTTGCAAATAGATGTAACAGAAAGTGGCAGTGGAGCAAGTGCAGCTAATGAAACAGCAACAATATTACTTGAAGCAGGACAAAGTTTTGTAATGGGAACAGCTCATGATTCTGTAGCAGTTTATGATGTAGATGCTTCTGTGCAAACAACACTTCATGATTTAGAAAGTATATTAATTGATCCAAGTGCCAATGTTGTTGATATAGAAATATTTGTAGCTTCAGTATCAGCTTAATAATATGGAAATGTTTGATTTATTAGAACGTTTTGGATTACCTGTAATGATGGTAGTTGCATTAGGTTGGTATGTTAAGTCGCAAAATGCTTGGATACAGAATGAATTACAAACCGAACTTAGAGAATCTTTTTCTAGATTAGAAAGTATCCTTATTAAGCTTATAGATGCCCAAAAAGGAATGCAATTAAATCAAAGCGAGATAAAGGCTAAGATTAGTGCAATCATTGAAATTATGGCTAGTTTAAGCGGAAATGGATTAAAAGAAAAATTTGTCAAAAAAAAGCAGGAAAGGAATTGGTAATGGCTAACGGTAAAGGCGACAAGCATAGAGTTAAATGGTCTAAACAATTTGAAAAAAACTTTAAAAAGATATTTGATAAACCAAAAGTAAAAAAGGAGAAATAAAATGATAGATATGCTAATCGCTTGGTTGCGTGCAAATAAGAAGGAAATTATTGATGGTATTAATAAAAAGGTCAATATTCCTTTAATATCTGAAGCTAAAGAAGAAGACATTTTTGAATCTTTGTTTGAAGGATTCATTGAAGTTGTTGAAGCTGTAGCTAAAAAGAAAAAATAATGACAAATAAAACTAAATATTGGAAGAGCATCTACCTCACATCTTCTTACTCCTTCGCTGATAAAGCGACAGTTGGCGAACTTCATCCGAAATGGTGCTCTTCCAGTAACTTGAGATATTGCAAATGCCGAAAAAAACATTCTTAATTAAAAATTTTAATACAGGGTTAGTTGGTGCCGATCATGGTGCAGATCTTCCTGAAACTTCTATGTTAGAAGGTGGAAATATAAATGTAAATAGGAATTTAGGTGTAGTAGAATTGTCTGGTAGTTATAAAGATGCATATAGAACTGACGATGTAAATGCTGATGGAACTAGTGCTATTTTTCATGCTCCATTAAATCATATTGGGTTTCCTGGTAGAGGTATATTTTATTTTACTAGTGATTATAATAATCTTGCTGCTCCATTAAAAAATGTTTCAAATGCTGATAACTTTGATGCAGATGCAAAATATAATTGGTTTCCTCCTGCAATTGGAAATGTTCAACCTTTTAAATTTAGTACTGATAAAAGATACGGTATTGGAGAAAAGTCAGATGATAAACCTACTGAATATTTTATTGTAGCTACTAAACACCCACGAAGTTTGCTAGGTGCAAATGCAAATGCAATATGGACTGCTGCTTCATTTTTTGATTCACCAGGATTAATTGGGACAAGTTTTCATATTTATGAAAGAAGTCGTTCTACTAATATGGATTTATATGGAAATAATGGTGTATCAGGAGATGGTAAATATAATGGCTGGCTATACGATGCATGGATAGGTACAAGTACGCCATTTGGAAGTCTATGGGATGATTATTTTGATGAAACTAATCCTACATATTCCGAAGGATGGTTTCCTGTTTATTATATAGCTAATGGATCTATAAGAATATCAGACGGAGGATTTCTTCCACAAAATACTGCAAAAATGTTAATATCGTACATGAGAGATTCTACTTTATATAGTGGGTTGACTAAAACTAAAGATGATGTAGATTTATCAGCTGGAATTGAAGCAGTTAAAGTAGATAATTGGGTAGCAGATAAAGGAGATAATGGACTTTTAAATAAACCTAATGTAGTATGGGGGTCATCTTGGGATTGGTTCCC